TTATGAAGGCGCAAGAAACTACTCAATCTTAGGAACAGAAGAAGAAGGTGTTATTGGTATGTTTGGGTCAACCCCATGTGCATACGAAAAAGATTATGGTGTAGCTTGGATGTTATCAAGCGACCAATTAAGAAACCATGTAAGACAATTCTTAAAAGAATGTCCTCATTGGGTAAACGAAATGGGTAAAGGTTATAAATATCTTTACAACTTTGTAGATGAACGAAATTGGGAAACTTTAAAATGGTTACAGTTCTTAGGATTTGAACCAAAGAAAAAGCTACCCTACGGACATGAAAAATTAAATTTTATATTAGTAATGAAGGAGTTAAAATAATATGTGTACAGCAGAAGCAGGCTTTGCGTTAAAAGTAGTTGGTGCAGTTGCAGAACATAACGCTAAAAAAGATGCTGCCTATAGAACTTCTGTTTCAAATTTTCATGCTAAAAATGCCGCGAGTGCGGCTATGTTTGATGACTACGGACAAATAGACCAAAGTAAAATAAACGCAGCCAAATAAAAGGCAGCAGAAAAGTTTGCAATTAAAAGAGAAAAGATTGCAGCAATGTCTGAACAACTTGCACTTAATGTTGGTAACGCTACAGCTATATATAAAGACGTAGGCACAGATACAGATAAAGAATTTATGGATGTTAACATGGCGTTTACTAAAGATATGTTGTCATTTAACAGACAAGAAAACGAAGCTTATGCTTCTTACGCAAATACAATTAACAATCTTCCAGTACCAGTACAACCTAGCAACATGGCATTAGCAATTAATGTGGCAAGTGCAGGTAATGAGTATGCGGCAGATGATACAGCAATAATAAATCAATAAGGAAAATAGATGGCATATAAATCACAATACGTTCCAGTAAGGTATCAAAGTACCTCTTCTGGAAGACCCAGAGAAGCTAAAGACTCTGAGTTAAATCAGATTTCTAATGCGCTATCTAACTTTAACAAATCATTTTCTGTCTTTACTGAAAGTTATAAAACTAAACAACAAGATGAAGCACAAGATGTTTTTGATAATTTAAAAGCACAAGGCATTACAAATCCAGATGAAATTAAAAAGATGATTGACTCTGGTGATGAAAGAGTTGCTAATTTAAAAGGACATTATGCTAAAGCAGTAATAGACGCTAACTTTGGTTTATCACACGCTATTGAAGATTTTAATAACATTGAAACAAACGTTGCTAATATAACTGGAGGTGATGAAACTGGTGAAGCTATGGCTAATCTAAATGTAGATAGCTTGTTTCAAACAGAAGACGGTAATCCACTTAGAGTTTTAGATACACAAACTAAATCTTACACTAGAGCCTATACAGACTCTATGAACCAAATGAGACTTAAACTAGATGAGAAAGTATCTGTAGCTAAAGGTTTGTTATTAAACAAACAAACTAACGATGCTGCATTTGTAATGATAGGCAAAGCTTGGGAACAAAATGGTGGTAAAGGTTTAAAAGATTTAAGATTAGATAAAGTAGTAAATGAAAAATTTGTAAATAAAAATGACTATGACAAAAATGTTCTTAATTATTTAGAGCAAAGAGCAACACTAATTGCAAATGGTATAGTCAGTGACCCTTCAGAATTTAAAACTATTGTAGAATATATAAAAGGTAAAAGAGGACAAGACGGTAAGATACCTTCATTTTTACAAACACCAGAACACCAAGAACAAGCAACTAAAATAATTACAGCTATTACAAAAGCAGTCAGTTCTGGAACTAAAAAACTTAATATTGAAAAAATGTTTTTTGATGGTGAAGGCCATAAAGATATTTGGAATGGTGAAAAGATTTCAGAAACAGATAAAAAATTAGCACAAGATAGTATCTATAATAAAATTATTACATTAGTAGATGAAGAAGCAAAGACATGGGAAAGCAATCCTGCTAACAGAGGAGAAACGTTTCCAAGAGAAGATAAAGTAAATGCTTACATAGCTTCTATTATGTCTAAAAATGCTACAGTATTTTATCCGTGGAAAGAAGAATTAGAATTAGGAATAGGTCTAATTAACAATACTAATATATTTCAAATAGACCAAGTTCCTCAATTTGTAAAAGGTTACGAAAAATTTAAAATGTTAAAAAGATTAGGACAAGACAACAATCCTGTTGCTGATTACTTAACTGGTAAAGAAGAAATATTTTATGAAGGTGTTTTAGCTTTAGAAAAAAATGGTACAGAATTACAAGACGCTGTGGCTACAATGTGGAAAATACAAAATCTACCAGACGCAGTAGCAAGATTTGAAAACACAAATGATGAAATACAAAGTCAAATAGAAGAATCATTTAAGTTTTGGTTTAAAGATGATGCTGATACAACGTTTCAAGTACAAGAAGCAATTCGTATTGCAAAAATATATGTAGCTACAGGAACATCAGAAACAGTAGCAAGAGACAAAGCAATAGACATGATAAAAAAATCTTACATTGCTGTAGATGGTATTTTATGGAACAAAAGAAAAATGCCTGGACTTGACGGTGACGCATCATATCACGCTGACTTAACTAAAAAATCTAAATTTCTTTCTATGGAAGTAGCAAACAAATCAAACAGTTTTTATGAGCCAGAAGATTTAGTATTAGCACCGTGGTTTGGAAATATGTTTGTTGTTATGGACAGAAACACAATGTCACCAGTAAGTATAGAAGGTAAAGCATATGCGTTTAGTTACACAGAAATATTTAATAACAATTCTGAATTTAACAAAAAATTCTTAGATACTTCTGAATGGAACAACGTTCTTAAAGAAAGAAACGAAAAATTATTAAAACTTTATACAGGTGAAGATGTACCTACATTTAATAATGTAGATGATATGAACGCCTATAATGAAATGAGAGACGGATTAAAAATAGTAAAGGACTAAAATGAGCAACATAGATTTTGATTTTATATTAAAACAAGAAGGCTTTGAAACAAAAGGCTACGTACCAGACGCAGAAAATTCAAACTCTGGGGTTACAATTGCTTCTGGTTTTGATTTAGGTGCAAGAGTTTTAGAAGATTTAAAAGGATTACCACAAGATATTATAGATGTATTAACACCATTTTTATCTTTAAGAGGTGCAGAAGCACAAGAAGTAGCTTCTAATTTAAATGTAAGTGAGGACCAGGCAAAAATAATTAATGAGTTTGCTAAAAGCGAAGCTATTACAAATCTTAGAACAGAATGGGAAAATACTACTGGTACATCGTTTGATGATTTATCAAAAGAAAAAGCAACAGTTCTTGCTTCAGTAGCTTTTCAATACGGTAATTTAGAAAAAGCAACACCAAATTTTTGGAAACAAACTACAAGTGGTGATTGGGAAGGCGCTTATAATAATTTGTTAAATTTTGGAGACAGATATGACTCTAGAAGAAAAAACGAAGCTAACTATTTATTTCCAACGCTAAAAAAAACTGACACAACTTTAATTGATAACCAGTTAAAAGCAGACGCTTTACGTATGGATGGTTCATTGCCAGAAGTTATGATGAACCCTTATATAGATGATGAAGCTAAAACAGAAATTCTTAAAACAGAAACAGAAAATACTTTAGGTTCTGGTGTGGTAGAAGCGTCTGGAAATTTTATTTCTAATTTAGTAGATGATTTAAAACAAATAAATGAAGACTATGAAGAAACTGGCCAAACAGAATTAGACAAAATACAAGAGGACTACAATCAAAAAATAGAAAAAGTACAAATCAACGAAGCTTCATTTCAAAAAGGTAAAGATGAATTTGTATATGCTAATAAAGATAAAATTGTAGAAGCAATAGAAAAAGAAAATAAAGAACGAGAAGAAACAGATTTTTTAGAAGGACATAAAAATCCATCATTCTTAGACCCAATGCTAGATGTTCCTACTATTAGTGAACAAGACCAATTTCAAATTGATAAAGTTAATGCAGATGTAAAAGAAAAATTATCAAAAGAATTTTCTTATTTAGACATAGGTAAAGCAGCAATTGACCAGGAGTGGATTACTTCGTGGATATTAAAACATAATGGTAGAGAAGATTTAAACCCTAACTATGAGTTTGGTATAAATGATTTTGTATTAAGTAAAGAACAACAAGATGAACTAAGAGAAGGTGTTAACCCAGACTATTGGGATGCTTTTGAAAAAGCATTGTCTTATCCAGAATTAAAAAGAATTAAAGAAAAAATATTAGACGTTCAGCAAAAAGAAAAAGTAATTATGTCTAAAGGAATTGCTACAGGATTAACAGCAAGATTTCTCGCAGCAGTCCTAGACCCAACAGCTTGGGCAGCGGCAATTGCAACAGATGGAATACTAGCACCAGCCATTGTAATGAACAAAGCAAATCGTATTCAAAGAATTATTAGAGGTGGACTTGCGGCAGGAACTACAAACGCAGCTATAGAAGGTGCATTAGTTTCACAAAATCCTACACTAGGCACAAAAGAATTATTAATTGCAGCTTCAGCAGGATTTGTTTTAGGTGGAACTATAAGAGGAATTAAAAGTCGTAATATGTCTGATGATGATATTGCATTAAACAAAGCAATGGATGATTACACTAACGTTAAAGAAAAAGAAATACTTGATGAAGCAGAATTACAGCCTACTACAAAAGGCAATAAAAAATATGATACTGCTAACAAAACAGAACAAGATGATTATGACAAAGTAGCTGACGAATATAATAAAGATTTAGCAGACAGAACAACAATAAGAACAGACGGCAACACAGAAATTAGAATGCCTGATGGTGAGGATGAATACATCATTACCAAAGACGGTAAAATTTATAAATGTGATTAAGGATAACAAATGGCAGAATGTAAAATTAAAGAAGAAAATCTAGAGTACACTGGCACAGACGAAAATGACGCTATGGCTGAGTTGTATCAAAACTACATGGCTAGACAACTTAAAGACGTTGCTGAAAATGGTGACGTGTTTATGGGTTCTGGTTTTTGGAAGTGGTTTAGATTTGATAGAGCAGGCGTAACTGATATGTCTAAAAATAAATTAGTCAGAGGTATATCCAATATTTTATATGAGTCGATTGGTAAGACTGGTAAAAATTGGGTTAGGTCTAGAACTATGTCTCAAGTTAAAACTTTTGAATTAAACAGACAACGTACTTTATATTATAAAAATTGGGTATCTAACTATGACGCTTGGTTAAAAGAAAATGGATATAAAAGAATACATTTAGATGGCATAACTAAAAGAGAAGAGTTTAATGAATTAGTAGCTAGAGCAATTAGAGGTGAAGCAATTGAAAGTCCTGTAGTTAATAAAATGGCTAATGCTCAAAGACAACGTTACCAAGAGTTATTACAAAAAGCTAAAGACGCAGGTGTTAGAGGTGCTGATAAGATTGAAGAAAATTTTAATTACTTAACTAGAATTTATTCTAACGCTAAACTTTCTAAACTTATTGATAAATTTGGTGAAAAGAAAGTTGTTAATTTTTTAGCTAAAGCTATGCGTGGTGGTTTAAATGAAAAAGCAAATGTAAGATTAGCTAAATATTTAACAAGAGTTATTCAAAGACAGAAAAGTGAATACCAAATGAATATTGGTGGAATACTAAATGCTAAAGCAGAAGATTTAAACAGACTTCTTAGAGAACAAACAGATTTAAGTCCAGAAGAAATTATGGAAATTACAAGCGCTGTGTTTCCAAGTAAAGGTGGGACATCAAATATATTTAAAAGCAGAAGAGTTAAACTTGATGAAAATTATTCTGACGGTGAAATGTCAATTTCAGATTTTTTAGAAAATGACTCAGAAATACTTTTCTTAAATTATGCAAACAATCTTACTGGTCAAATAGCACTTGCTGAAAGAGGTTTTAAATCTGGTTCTGACTGGACAAAAATGATGAGACAGATTGAAAAAGAATATGAAGCACAAGGAATTGCTGTGTCTGATAAAACTAGAATAAATGAAATGAAAGCTTTGCAAAGTGGTTATGACCATTTAGTTGGTAAACCAATAGAAGATATTTCTACTACTTATTCTACATTTGGAAGAATAATGAGAAAATACAATTTTGCTAGAATCATGAACCAAGTAGGTTTTGCGCAGTTAGCAGAGATAGGTGTATTAATTGCAAATGTTGGATTAAGACAAACAGTTAAACATTTACCAGAAATGAGAAAACTTATTAAGCGATTAAAGAATGGTGAAATTGATGATGAGTTTATGAGAGAAGCTGAAGAAGTTTTTGGTGGTTTTGGTAGTGAAAGACTTATTAGCCAAGTAGCTAATCAATCAGATGAATTTGGTTCAAGAATATCTAAATCAAGAATAAATAAAATTGAAAGAGGACTTGACCATTTAAACAGAATTACAGCAGATATATCTGGAATGAACATAGTTAACATGGCTATGAAAAGAATTGCATTAAAAGGCATGGTGCAAAAATGGGTGGACCAGGCATTTGGTGGTAAGGCAGCTATGTCACTTAAACGTGCTAGAGATTTAGGTATTTCTGACGCTATGTATAAAAGAATTTTAGACCAGATTAAAAAACACGCTGTTACTGAAGAAGGTGCATTAACAAAAAGAAAAATTAAAAGAATTAATATAGACAATTGGGCAGACCAAGAAGCTGCGTCTACATACGCCCACGCAATAAACAGATGGGGCAAACGAACTATCCAAGAAAACGATATTGGTGAACAAATGTTTCTTGGAGGATTAACTGATACTACAACTGGGAAACTTTTGTTTCAGTTTAGAGGATTTATGATGACAGCTTACGGAAAACATTTATTGCACGGATTAAAAATGAATGACGTTCAAGCTTACAAAGGTTTTGTTATGTCAACTATGTTTGCAGGCATGGCTTATGTTGCTCAAATACAAGCACAAGCATTGCTAATGACTGGAAGAGATAGAAAGAAATTTTTAGAAAACAGATTAGGTAAAACAGAAGAAGATATAATTAAAAATATTGCTAAAGCAGGATTTCAACGTTCAGCTTTTGCTTCTTTATTGCCTGCTACAATAGATAGTGGATTAGGTTTATTCGGAGTTAATCCGTTGTTTCACTATCGTTCAACTGGGCTAGACTCAAATATTATAACTGGTAACCCAACGTATGACTTGTTATGGACTAAAGGTTTCTCACCTACAGGAGGTATAGCAAGAACAGCTAAATCTATGTGGGACAGTGATTATGACTTTTCACAGTCTCAATATAATGATTTAACTCAAATGTTTATATTACAGAATGCTTTAGGTATTCAAAACGTTATTAGAAAAATAGGAAGTATGAACCTTCCAGAAAAACCCTAACCAATAAGTACCCATATTAGAAGAAGAAAAGGAGTGTATAAATGGCAAATTCATTTGTAAGATACACAGGAAATGGTTCAACCACACAATATGCAGTAAGTTTTACATATCGTGACCAGGCTGACATTACTGTAACAATTAATGGTGTAGCTACAACTGCTTTCACTTATAACTCAGCAGGAACTCAAATCACATTTTCTTCACCACCGGCTAATTCAAGTGCTATTGAGATACGAAGAACTACAAGTCAAACTTCAAGATTAGTTGATTATGCGGCAGGCTCAGTTCTAACAGAAAATGATTTAGATACTGACTCAAACCAAGCTTTCTTTATGTCACAAGAAGCTATCGATGACGCAGGCGATGTAATCAAACTAAACAATGCAAACTTTCAATGGGATGGACAAAGCAAAAGATTAACAAATATTGCTGACCCAACGTCTGCACAAGATGTAGCTACAAAAAATTATTTAGAAACCACTTGGTTATCAGCAACAGACAAAACAAATATTAATACTTTATCAGCACAAACATCTAAAATTGCTTTATTAGGAACTTCAGATGCAATAGCAGATATGAACACTTTAGCTACAGCAGATGTTGTAGCTGACATGAACACACTAGCTAACAGTGATATTATAAGTGACCTTAATACTTTAGCAACTTCTGATATTGTTGCAGATATGAATACTTTAGCAACATCAGCTAACGTAACTAACATGGCTACACTAGCAGGAATTAGTGGATTAAGTACACTAGCGGCTAACAATACAAATATTACATCTTTAGCAGGTAAAACTACAGAATTAGGATTATTAGGAACAAGTGCCGTTGTAGAAGATTTAGGATTATTAGGAACTTCTGATGTTGTAGC